TTGACGACCTCCCTCTTCCGCTTTTTCCTCGCCATTACGCCACCTCGCGCCGGCCGTACAGCCGCGTCGCCTCGTTGACGACGGCTTGCCGCGTCCACTCGTTGCGGATGTCATCGGGTACCATGACTACAATCCCCTGTTTTCGCCATGCCGCCCGCCGCATGGCGAACAGTTCGTCCTCATTGGGTGCCGTGCGTGGCAGGTGGCGCTCGAGAGAGCCGCGTGGTTCAGATCTCACGGGTCACCTCCCGCAGGCACGCGGCGTACCCAGCGACGTTGACGATGCTGTCGAGGTGCGACGGATCGCGGACGAGCCGCGCCAGCTTGAGATCGATGAGGCAAAGCGCCACCTGCGCTGGTGTTACGTCCTGGCCCAGCACCAGGGACCAGCGCTTGGCTATGTGATCGAACAGCGCCGTCGGCTCGCCATAGTGATCGCGCCGGTTCTCGACGACACCGGCGGCGTGCTGGAGGAGCATTTCGCCGTTCATTGGACGTGCCTCCAACGCTTGCCATTGACAATGTCGTCGATTGTTTGCCGGCAAACGCCGAAGCCCTCGGCCATTACGCGTCGCGGTAATCGCATCGAATGCATTTTTCGGATGGCGCTAGCGCAGACCTCGTCGATCTTTGCTTGGCCATTCCGGCTACCACGGTTGTGTGTGCCGTGAAGGAATGTATCGGCAGAGTTCTCGCGCGGCGTCGCCCAGCGGAGATTGGTCCAGTGATTGTTGAGGCGGCTACCGTCATTGTGGGCGACGACGTGATCGGCAGAAGGCGGTTCGCCCAAAAAAGCAAGGGCCACCAACCGATGCACGGTCGTCTTCATGCCTCGATTGTTTCGCCACAGGCAGACCTGCATATATCCCGTTTGTTTGTTGATCCATGAGCTTCTGATGGAGCCGACCCTCGCTCCCTGGCCGCCTTTTACACGCCGAACGTCACCGAACTCTGACACCTCGTATTCCGGCCAACCCGGGATCGGAAGCCATTCGAGCGGCGCCTTAGCATGACGATCTGAGAGAGCAGCTATGGTCATTCCTGTTCTCCCATACCTGCCTTGAGCGCCCACAACAGGAGGGCAATAGCGTCCGCTTCATTGTCGTCACTCGGATTGAAGCCAAGGCGACGGACGGCCTCGATAACTGCAGCCTTGTCAGCATTGCCCTTGCCGGTGACATGCCGTTTGACGGTTCCAACGGGAACAGCTTGGTAGGGGATACGGTGGTGCTCGCACCAAGCGGTCAAGATGGCGAGCCATCCTCCGTAGGCGTGCGAGGAGTCGACGCTCACGTGTCTGCGAACCTCCTCAAATACGACGAGATCCAACGCTCCAACGCAGTGCTTGAGATCGGTCAGCCAGCGTTTGAACCGTAGAAATCTTATGCCGCCACCCTGCCAGCGATCGTGGCGGAACTCCTCGGTGCCACTGGTGATATGACCGTCCGATGGGTGCACGGCCCAGCCGGTCTTCTGGCCGAGGTCGAGGGCAAGGACCGTTTCCACCTCGGACGTGCCGCCGGCAATTGCCCGGAGCCGAACCGGCGTCACTTCACTTGCATCGGTTGGTGATTGCGTCAGAGTCGTCAAAGCCATGGTGTTCTCCTTACTCGGGTCATCGTGGTGAGGATGGCGGTGGGGAACTGCCAGGAACGCCGCCGCCGTCCGCCTCAAGGCGGTCGCCGATGCCTGGTCCCAGTTGTCGTCCGGTGGTCCCAGTAGGGTCCCAGTACGCGAACGACATGACTCATTGATTTTATTGGCTTGGTCCCAGTGGTCCCAGTGGTCCCACTAGGTTTCCAAACATCACGTGCGCACGCGCGCGCACCCGCGCGCGTGCGGGCGCGTACATTAATGTAGAAACAACTGGGACCACTGGGACCACTGGGACCAAGCCAATCATTCCAATCACTTACGAGACCCCCCTACTGGGACCATACTGGGACCAAATCGACATACTGGGACCACCCCTAGGCAGTTTCGGTGATCGGAGTGAGCCGGTAGCGCCACTCGCGTTTTCCACCGGACTTGCGCGTCTTGTGGCGGGAGAAGCCCATGCTGACCAGGCAGCGGGCCACCCGGTTCTGATCCGTCTGCGTCCATCGGCCTTTCTCGATGCCGAGGGCTTTCTCGAGGATTTCGCCCACCGAGACGTCGGTTAGCGGTTCGGCGCGTGGATGGCGGTATGGCGTGCGCGAGCCATAACCGTTGTCCATCCACTCGATTTCGTTATCGAGGTAAGCGCGGATCGGCTCTTCCCAAGCGTCTCCCTGGTAGCGATCGGACTGCTCCTCCGTTGCAAGAGCATTGAGTTCGGGCGTTTCCAGCCACCAGGGCGCGCCTTTGCGGAACCGGTCACGCGCCTCGGCCCACAGCTGATCACGGTCGCGCTCGAGGGTGGCGGTATCGATCCGTCCGCAAACGATCGGCCAAAATCGCCGACCGCCGGTGGCGTCCTTGAGATAGCCGCCCTCCGGGTTGATCGAGCCGGCAAACACGCATTGTCGCGGCAGATCGACCAGACGCTTGCCATACGGAGGCCGGAACCGATCGTGGGTACGCGACATGAACGCCTTGATGGCGCTCACCTCGGCGCGGCTCATGGTATGGAGCTCGGCGATTTCGATGATCCAAACGCCTTTCGTCTCCATAGCAGCGTCCTTGCTGCCAAGATCGGAGAGGCGGTCGGTAAACCACGGCTGTGCCATCACGCTGAGCGCCGTGGATTTCCTGATACCCTGGGGACCTTCGAGAATCAGCGCGCAGTCGGCCTTGGCGCCGGGAACAAACACTCGGGCCACTGCAGAGATCAGCCAACGGGCGCCGACGGCGCGGGCGTAAGACGTATCCGCGACGCCGAGGTAGTCGATCAGCCAGCGGTCGAGCCGGGGTTGTTCATCCCATGGGAGACCGTCGAGGTACTCGCGGACCGGATGGAAGGTACGGTCACGGGCGACGGCCTCTACCGCCTGACCGGCAACGGACGCGGGCACCAGGATTCCCTGCTGCTGCATCCACTCCGCCGTGAGGTAGTCATCGCGGTCGGACCATGGCGTGTCTTCCCAGTCCTGGGAGCCATGGGCCCACGGCGGTGACTGGCGGGCGACGGTGGAGGTGGCAAACTCGTTATGCCAGAGCACACCCTGCCATTCCGGCGCGTTCCTAAGCGCGTGCATGGCGTTGGCGAGCACGGCCCGCGGATCGCCCTCGTCGGTATAGAGTAGCCCCGCTCGCCACTCGGTCGAGAACAGATCGGCATTGACTGCGGAATCGATGACAGCGCGGACAGCTGCATCGCCTCCTTCCACCAGCTCGTCGTTGAAATCCTTGTCGCTGGGTGGTTCGGCGACGGTGACGATGCAGCCCCGCTTGCGCAGGACGGTGACCGCATGCCGCAGCTGATTGTCCGCCTTGCTTCCGGGCGGATCACCATCGCGGGCGACGATGACGGTGGCGCCTTCGGGAACGGGCGCTCGGGCGATGTTGGCGATGCCAAGGCAGGCCCATGTTTCGTTGCCGGTGGCCTGCCAGACCGACAGCGCTGTTTCGACCCCCTCGCAAAGGATGAAGGGCGTCCGACCGGGCAGTCGGACGGCCGACGTATCCGACCAGTCGTTACGCGCCTTGTTGGTCCGTTTCTGGATCTTCACCGGCGCCTTACGGCCATCGGTGGTGACGTAGATCTGCTGGACCGCGGTGACGATCCCATCGGCATCGGTGGCGAGGGCCACCAGCGCGCCGTAGCGACCGTGTGCGTTCGGCCGGTACCGGATCGACGCCGGCAACGACGCGGCGGTGATGCCTCTGTTGCGGAGATAGGTCTCGACGCATGAGCCGGCGGGATCCTGGCAGTCGGCCACAATCGCCTCAACCTTGGCTGCTCGCTCCGGATCGGCGGAGACGGTTGTTCGCGGTTTCGCGGTTTTCGGAGCGCGATCGGATACCGGAGTCGCACAATGAATCCCATCCCCACGATTCAGCCCGAGCCAGTCGATCGCCCAGTCGCACGCGGTGCCGTTGGCGAGACCGAGTTCGCGACAGACGAGTGCCATCGCATCGCCGCCGATGTCGTTCTCATGGTCATACCATCGGCCGCGCTTGGCACCTTCGAGTTCGACCGCCACACTGCCCTTGCGGCCGTAACGAAGTTGAGCGCGCGTCGACATCGCCCGGTTCGGCTCTCCCAGGAGAACCCTGGCCAGATCATCGATCCGCTCGTTCAGCCGCGCGGCAACCTCGGCCAGTGAAGGTCCGGATTGCCCCGATGCCAGGCCGATCGGTCTGACGTCGTTTAAATCAATCAAGGATCACCAGCCCTTTCTCCGCCCGGGTGATGGCGGTGTAGAGCCAGCGGGCGCGGTCCTCGGCGGTGCGGCCGAGACCGTCGTCGAAGACGAGAACGTTCTCCCATTGCGACCCCTGAGACTTGTGACAGGTGATGGCGTAGCCCCAGACCGCTTCGATCAGGCCTTTCTTGACCCAGTGGTCGCGGCGCTCGCGTTCGGGATCGGGCTGGACGTGCTCGTCGAAATGGCCTTTGTAGATGAAGTGCCGTTCGCCCTCGCTGCCGACCGTCTCGCCGTCTTCGCTGCGGACGACGGCGGAGAAGCAGTTCGCGGTCTCGTCACGGATGTCCGTGAGTTCAAGGAACATGCCGTTGACGATGCCGATGTCGCCCCGGTTCTTGAGGCAGATGATCTTTTCGCGGTCGCCGTTGCGGCTCTCGCCGGTGGGGTAGACGGTGTCGAACCCGGCGGCGTGCTTCATGGCGAGGTTGAGCTGGACGCGGGTGGCGTTGCGCCCGCAGATGACCTGGCCGCCGCGCAGCATCTGCTCCGGTCTGACCTCGTCGCGGCGCATTTTCCAGACGAAATCGTCGTGTTCGCCGTAGGGGATCGGCTGGCCTTGCCGGGCCATGGTGGCGAGGCGGATGATCGCGCTCTCGCCGGCTTGGCGGTGGATCTCGGTCAACATCACGTCCGGCTGATCTTGAGTAAACGCGCCCTGGCCCTTGATCGGCGGCAACTGGCCCGGGTCGCCCAGCACCAGGATCGGTTTGCCGAAGGCGAGCAGATCGCGGGCCATCTCTTCTCCGACCATGGAGACCTCGTCGAGGACGATCAGCTTGGCGTCGCGAACGATGGACTGTTCGTTCAGCACGAACCTGGGCTTGTGGATGTCGGCGAGGCGGAGTTCCAACGAGCGAAGGCGGGACTCCTCGAGCAGACGTTGGCCCGGCCCGAGGTTCGGCAGCTTTGCCTTGATCGCGGCGATGTCCTTCTTGACCTTGTCGATTTCCGCCTTCGTCGCCTCGGAGACCCGGTAAATGAGGCTATGGATCGTTGACGCCGGCGTGCCCTTGCGGCTCATGACGAGCGCCGCCTTGCCGGTGAATGCCGCGTAGAGGACGCCGCCGGTCGCGCCTGCTTCGTCATCGTGCTCGCGACCCATCGTGTCGAGACCGAGTTCGGCGATGGCGTGCTTGGTGATGGTGGTTTTTCCTGAGCCGGCGTACCCGAACACACGGAACACCTGCTGCTCTTCGGTGCCCTCCGTGAACCATGTCTTGATGTCCTGAATGGCCCTGGCTTGCAGCGTCGACGGCGTAAACTTCTCGCTCATCGATCTGTCTCCCAGCATCGCCCGGAGTATTCGCAGTAGCGGCACAAGTAGTGGTCGAACGCCGCGGCGACACGCGGCAGCAGCTCACCGGAGTCCGCGGCGCGGATGACCTGGACCGCCTTGTCGGAAAGGGCCTGGGCGTCGCTTGTGTCGAACGCCACGAGCTCGTGATAGAGCTCCTGGGTGTCCTTGTTCATCGCCGTGAACAGGGCAACGGCCAGGTCCATGTACGCCATGTAGAGCTGCACTTGTCCCCAGTAGACCGGCTTGGAGGCCTTGAGACCGCGCTTGACCAGATCGTTCCACGACGCGGCCTTGAGCGCCTTGTGCTCCCAAAGCGCCGGCCACGGGATCCCGACCTCGGGTCCGGCGACGATAACGCCGTCGATGTGACCGCGGATGCAACCGTCGGCGACCGAGAACCCGAACTGCTCACCGGCACGATTGTGGGTGCGAAGATCGAAGCCAGCGGCGCGCAGCCAACCGATCGTCAGATTCTCGAACCGGTGGCCGGCGTCGAAGACGCGGAGGATGCCGCCGTCGAAGTCCTTACCCTCGTCCTTCGGCGTGTGGGTGTGCTCGTAGACCAGTTTGCGGGCACACGGCTCGCCGATCCGGCTGGCGCCGAGATACGCGCGGGGAGACTTCTGGCGATCGGCCGCGACCAGTGCGGCGTCGATCACGGCATTAACCCGCGTCCCCACGTCTACAACGGTCGACGGCCGTCCGTAGACGAAACCGGATCCGCGATTGAGGTCGACAACGCCGTGCATTTAGGGTGCGCTCCGCGCGGTGGACAGATGTCTTGCTTGCTCAATTCCTATGTACCGGCGGTGGCCGCTATTTTTCTCACGGGGTCCCCTTGCGGTACCGTTTTGGGGTAGACAAGCGGCTCTCGTTCGGAACATGATGGCAACATCGGATGGCGGGGAAGACGACCTTCCGAACCACCGATCCCCATCATCTTGGGTTCCCGAGCGGAACCCTTCCCATATGTCGTGCCCAGCGAAGGTTGACAGATATGCTCTGCCAATATAGTAATTGCGCAATCACTAAACAGTGCGCGCGGCGCCAGGAAAGGAGAACGGCATGGGGTTCGGAACATGGATCCGGGCCGAGCGTGAGCGGCAGGACATCGCCCTCAACGAGTTCGCCAGGCGACTGAACATCTCGCCTGCGTACTGGTCACGGATCGAGAGAGAGATGGAGCATCCGCCAAAGGACGAACTGATCGAGAAAGCCATTGCGATACTCGGATTGCCTCTCGATCAGGCCTTCATTCAGGCGCAGCGGTTCCCGCCGGACATGAAACGCGATCTGCCGACCGCCGTCCGCGCCTATCGCGAGTTTAAGGACAAGGAGAGCAAGTAGATATGAACCACCGCCTCGATGTCGCCTACCGGCATTCCAAGACCACGGGCAACCCGCTTTTTGTCTCCAATGATGTGATCCAGCGGTTGGCGCTCGAGGCACGTCGTCAGATCGGCCGCGGCGAGACCCCGCGCACGGCAACCGATGATCTGCTTTCGATATCCGAGATCCAGGCGAATGGCATCCGTTACGAGGTGTCGTGGTGTATCGACGCGCCGGTGAGCAACGAGCAGGGCGTGCCGGTGCTCGGTCTTTGCGAGTATGACCCGGAGGGATTGCCGAACACCGCGCTGATCTTCGCCAATCCCGAGGCGATCGAGCAGAACGACACCCTGTTGATCAGCACCCTCGCCCATGAACTTGGTCACGGCATCTTCGAGGCTCCGGGCTGGATCGTCGCTTCTCGGAGCGATCCCTTGCCGGGGCTACTTGAACCCGCGAATCGACGGATGTTCCGAACGGTGACGCCCGACGAGGAACATTTGGCTTCGAAAGAGAACGGACCGAAGGGCAAGCCGAACTTCGTGGAATGGCGGGCCAACGAGTTCATGGGCTCGTTCCTGGTGCCGCGGGAGATGCTGACCGTCGCCGTTCGTGACTGCGCGGAGACGATCAAGGTCCCACTGGAAGATGGTTCACCGGCTTCCTCGTTGGTGCCGGCGGCTGACCAGGGCGGCGTCCGCATTGCCAGCACTTTGGGTGCGCGGGAGCGCGCCTTCAAGATCCCGGTGTTGATCAATGCCCTCGCCGATGTCTTCGGCGTTTCACGCCGCTTCATTGAGGTCCGGCTGCTTCGCTATGGGCTGATCGAGGAGGCCTTGCTCAATGGGGCGTGACATCGGCGGTAGACATCAGCGACGGTCGTCGAAATTGGCTTCCACCGGCTTCTTTTTCGACCCGATCATTGCATGTTTAGTCAACGGTTAATTGATCATGAGTGCACTTAAACCATCGCCAGCTCCTGAAACGGTCGAAGACCTTACCGACGAATTCGTCCGGACCGCGATGGCGACAACCGACCACTATGCAAGACGGATCGCGCGCACGTTGCGACTGCCGGAAACCGATATCGACGATCTGCGCCAGGACCTGCTCCTCGAGGTCTTACGGCGCGGGGTCCGCTTCGATCCGGCCCGCGCCGCGTGGGTCACATTCGTCGAGATGATCTCCCGTCACGCCGCCGCCGACCTTGCCACCCGTCTCGTGCAAGCCCGGCGCACGCACGGTGGTTCGATCGATGCGCCGGTGGTCATGCCGGACGGCTCTCGCCTGAGCTTGACCGAGGTTCTGTCGGAGGAAGACGGACTGGCGGCTTTGTGGAACGGGCCGGTGGATCCCTTTCTCGACGTCGAACGGCGGATCGACCTGGAGCGCTTTATCAACGCGCTCCCGGATCATCTGCGCCGCCTTTGCCGGTTGCTGCAGACGGAAACGCCGGCGGTTGCCCAGCGGCTGTCGGGCGCATCGACGGCGGCGTTCTATCGCGATCTCCAGGACCTGAGGATGCGGCTTCGGGCGGTCGGCCTCGGCTGAGGGGACCCCGTGAGAAGAATCCGGATCTCGACCGGTACATAGGGAACAGGACGAAACGAACAACCCGGACAGGGATCGCGGGACCCCAGCTTCAACTCGAGACCTGAGAGAGCCTATGAACATTTGCACGCCCACATCAGAAGTACCGGACACCACCATCGGCGTGTCCACGCCGCCCGATCGGCCGACGCCTCTTCTGTTCACCGACGAAGAGGCCTTTTGCGACTGGATCGCCAACGCGGTGCCGAGCGCCGTGATGATCTACTATCGCGGCCACCTCGCCTTCGATCGGATGCCGAGCACCGGCGTGTTCGCGAATGCGGATCGGAAGCGGCTGATCGCTGTCGCCAAGCGGGCGATACAGGCGGCCGAAGACGGTCTCGTTCATCTCGTTCAGCGCCGTCATGGGCCCCAGGACTACAGCTACATCGCGATCAAGGCCCGCGGCCGCCTCCCAAGCCCGGCCATCCCGGCCGGCGCGACCGCCGGCCGCTGACAACCATCGATCTCGGATAAACGGAGGAGACAGCCCGATGGGCTTGAGATTCATCACCGCCGACCGGCGGCTGGCCGAAGCGCAAGGGAAGACCACCGTCGCGCTGTTCGGGCCGTCGGGCGTCGGCAAGACGTCGTTGCTGAAGACGCTCCAGGCCGAAGAGACATTGTGCGTCGACCTGGAAGCGGGTCTCAAATCGGTGCAGGAGTGGCAGGGGGACTCGATCCCGGTTCGCACCTTCCCCGATGCCGTCGACATCGCTTGCCTGATCGGCGGCGTCGACCCCGCCGCCGACGACAGCGGCTTCTTCTCGCGGGCCCACTACGCGTATCTGAGCGAGACCTATCCGGATCTGGTGGCGATGATCGCGGGCAAGCGGATCATCTTCGTCGACAGTATCACCGACCTGACCCGTCAGGCCATGGCATGGGCGAAAACAAGGCCCGAAGCGATCAGCGACAAGACGGGTAAGCCCGACGTTCGCGGCGCCTACGGTCTGCTCGCCCGCGAGGTGATCGCTCTCCTCAAGCACCTCCAGCACGCGCCCGGCAAGACGGTGATCTTTGTTGGCATCCTCGAGCGGGTGGTCGACGAGTTCAACCGCGAGCACTGGCAGCCGCAGATGGAGGGCGGCAAGGCCGGCCGCGAACTTCCCGGCATCGTCGATCAGGTCATCTCCATGAGCCTGTTCGAGGCGGAGAGTGACTGCTGGCGGCACGAGCCGGCGAAGGGACAAGTCCGCCGCCTGGTCTGTCGTGCCGGCAACCCCTACGGGCTTCCCGCCAAGGATCGCTCGGGACGTCTCGACGTCACCGAGCCTCCCGACCTCGGCGCCCTGTTTGCCAAGATCAACCGCATGTGAAGGAGTTTGCGACGATGTTCGATCTCAACGATGTCGAGCCGCCGCGCGGCGGCGAGCTGATCCCCGACGGCGCCTTCGCCAAAGTTACGATGACCGTACGGCCCGGCGGCGTCGACGGTCACGGCGACCTCGACAGGGGGCTGCTCAAGGCCTCCAATGTTCCCGGCAGCGACGTCCTTTCCCTCGACTGCGAATTCACCGTGGTCGAGGGACCCTATGCCCGCCGCAAGTTCTGGCAGTCGTTCACCGTCTCCGGCGGCAAGGTCGACGAGAAGGGGGCGTCCATGGGCTGGAACATCACCAAGCGGATCCTGCGCGGGATGATCGACAGCGCCCTCGGACTGGATCCCAAGGACGAAAGCGACGCCGCAAAAACCAAACGTCAGCTGCGTGGTCTCGCCGACCTCAGCGGCATCACTTTCGTCGCCAAGATCCTGGTCGAGCCCAACAAGGACAACCGCTATCCGGACACCAACAAACTCGATCGTCCGGTGCTTCCCAACGAAAAGGAATGGCAGGCGGTGATGAACGGCGAGGAGATTCCTCCGAGTCCCTCTCAGCGCAGGTCAGCGTCCGCCGCTCCGTCGGCGCCCTCACAAACTGCACCGGCGTGGTCGCAGGGTCAGCCGAAGCCCGCGACAGCACCCTCCGCGCCGGCATGGCAGCGGTCCGCCCAGTCGCCCGTAGCGGCCGAACCTGCGGCGCCACAACCTGCCGCCGCTAGCACACCGGCCGCGACTGAAGGAGCGAAACCAGCCGGTCCGGCGTGGCTCAATGGCTGATGACCGATGACGAGTGGCAGGCATATGTCACTCGTGAAGCCGCGGGGGCGGTTGGCGCATGGCTCGAAGCAAGAGGAAGGCTCCAGCAGCCCATCGCCGCCCTCACCCTGTGGGACCTGGAGGGAATGGCAACCGCCGCGGTCAGTCGGTTCGTGGTTCTGGCGTCGGAGAGAATCCGGGAGCGGCCAGACGAGACCGTAGTCCTGCGAAACCTGCTCATGCCGTGAGGCCCTGTGCCATCTGCGGCCGCGAGGACCGGGGTTTTGGCTACGTCCACGAACTCAGACCGGACCTTTACCCCAGCTACCGGTTCTGCTCGATGCGGTGTCTCGATGCCGGCGCTGAAGTGGCGAGGAGGAAGAACGGAATGATCGATAAAACGGATATGGAACGCCGGGCGATCAAGGATGCGCGACGGTTCTTCGCCGAGGCGCTCAATGAGCTTGGTTTGATGGAGCTATTCCATGATCGCACTGCAGAGGACATCGACCAGTTGATCGAGGCGTGTGTCGACGGCTTCCAGGCCTCGATGCAGAGACAGTCCCTGAACGACGATGTGCCCTTTTGACGATGCCGAACGCCCTCGATCCCAACCTGATGACTCCTGCCGAGCGCCTCCGCGAGGTCGGCGAGATCCTGGCGGCGGGCCTTCTTCGACTCCGCGAAAAGCAACGTAAAACCGGCAACCGGAGACACAATTCTCTGGACTTCACCGCCAACCAGAGCGTCCATGGTCGAACCAAAAAACGAAGAGAAAGACCATGAATAACAGTGTCTTAGCCCAGGTTGCCGCGCTGCCGGAGAAGTCCGCCGCAGACCTCAAGCAGATGTGGCGCGACCTCTATGATCGCGAACCGCCACCCTACAACAAGCCGTTTTTGGTCAAGCGTCTCGCCTATCGGATTCAGGAACTCGCGTACGGCGGGCTTTCGGCGCGCGCCGAGGCGAGGCTCAAGGAGCTGATCGAAGAGGAGGATCGGCGGGTCAAGGGCAAGGGCCCGGTGCGCCGGAACGATCGTCCGATCGTCGGTACGCGGCTGATCCGCGAATGGCAGGGCGTCGAGCACTGCGCGACAGTCCTGGAAGACGGATTCGAATATCAGGGACGCCGGTACAAGTCGCTGTCAGCCATCGCCCGCGCCATCACCGGTACCCGCTGGAACGGGCCGCTATTTTGGGGCCTTCGCAATCACCGGGGAGCACAATGAAGACGCCGAAGAGAAAGATCCGGGCGGCGGTCTACTGTCGCGTCTCGACCGAGGAACGCCTCGGTCAGGAGTTCAACAGCATCCATGCCCAAAAGGAAGCGGGCGAGGCTTACATTGCCAGCCATCGGGCTGAGGGGTGGGTGTCGGTCCCCGACGACTACATCGACGCGGGTTTCTCGGGCGGCACCCTGGAACGGCCGGCGCTGAAGCGATTAATCGCCGACATCGAGGCGGGCAGGGTCGACACTATCGTCACCTACAAGATCGACCGCCT